AGTTTGGCTTTGATTATTGGTTGTGTCTGAATTATATCTTCAGTGCTATATTCGTTATAGTAATGATTTGCGTATATTACAAATATAAAAAATAATGAAAAAATCAATGAATAGCAGGAACGCTGATCGTAGACTTACGACAGCCGATAAGGTAGTAATGGGGATATTCGGCGCATGCTTCACTTTCGCGCTTTGTGTGTGGCTAAGTTTACTATAGCGTTGATAGCCAAAGGCTTAGAATTATTTTCATTTATTTTACGCTGCAAGCCGTTGGTTATCAACGGCCGAGCAAAAAAAGTGAAAAAAAGTTAGGGGGGCCCTATGTACAAGGGCCTAATTTTATGGTATAATAGGGCCATAACAAAAATTATGGCTAAAATAAAATACATCATCGATCACAAGGGATATGGCGACATATTCGACCTCACCAACACTCGCACTGGCGAGCACACAGAAATCACTCGCGAGCAAGCTAAGGAATACATTCCTGCAGGCAATGTTGGCCACACGTACTTCACCTTCAGGGCAGACGTTCAAGTCAGGTCAGTATCTCAAATGGAGGTAATATAATTATGACAAGTCGATACAAAGCACGTCTGAAGCGTAAAGCTTCATTTTGGAAAAAAATTCTTTACACACTCAAACTCAAGGAGGTAACTATATAATGAGCAACTCAATCAAAATCCATCGTCCATCAGAATTTAGCGCCGATGAAACCGCAGACCGTAAAGTAGTTTTTGAATGCAATCTTCCGACTATCAAAAAGGAACGTTTTGCCGAAGAAGCTGCTGAACTCATGTTTCACATTTTAAACGCTCCTGAAGAAATGCTAAGTGAAATAGAACTTAAAATCGCAAATGATTTTCGAGCTCCAGGTAACTACTCACTCTCCACAGGAGATGTCGTAGAAGTAGATGGAGTTGGCTTCTTATGCGAATCGTTTGGTTGGAAGGAGGTAACTATATAATGAGTGTAATTTATCTACCGCTGCAACCAACGCTCGAATCGAACTTCACGAAAGAAGAGCAAGAAGTCATAACTAAAAATTGGCACTACTACATTGATGTTCGATTCGGAACACTATCGCCTCGAAAATTTATCACGCTTTGTAAAGAAGTTCTTGCATACGAAAGGGAAGAAGTATGAGCATAGTATCAGAAAAAGCAGAAAAGCAATTTCCCTCTCATACCGAAATTGGAATGAAGGTCGAAGGACTTGTCCATAGTAACGCATTCTTTGATAAGCACCAACACACCGCGAAACGTTAGATCATCTTAAATATGATCTTATTAGATATCGCGACAGTCTCCACGACGACTGACTATATACTAAGTGGGAGAATATAATGAATCCAGACGATATACAAAAACAATACAATCGCCTATAAAGCCACAGAATCTGCAGTAGATTTTCGTGATGGTCGACTTTCTATTCAAGCAAGCTCATTTAATTACTGCCATCCAAAGCACGACCACGGACCATACACATGCTTCGAAGTCGCGTACTTACTTGGAGATGGCATTTTTGCCAACATACCTGAGCTTCAAGATACTGGAGACGATGTCTATGGTTATGTCGATATTAAACAAGTCATAAGTCTTCTTTATAATGAAGGCTACAGCTCAAAAGAAATCTTAAAAATACTACCACGCTAATGAACGAAAATATAAAAGCTATACTTGGATTAAACAGCGCACCTCCGCGGGAAATGACGCGTAACCGTAGAGGCGTTATGAATTACGGTCACAAGACTGCAGGATCGATTCAAGTATTTACTAACGAATCGTGGGAACGAAATAAGAAATACTATGTACCAAATGGACCACGGTCGTGTGTCAAGAACTTTATGAGAGGATAAATAAAATTATGGAATTATTAATGTTAACAGCAGCCGTATTATCAGTAGGACTTATATGCATGTTTATTTATTGGCTAGTAGGAATTTTTTAAGAAGATAAATAAATTTATGCATAGCTTAATTGAAATGGGATTTATTCCTGTTGCCTATTTTACCGTAGAGAAAAGACAATACATCATTGAAATGATTAATGACGAATGCTTAGATTGGATAGAATCTATCTACGTGCATACACTCGACGACGAGATTATTCGTGTTGGATCTAGTAAAAATAAACTTAAGATTCGCTTTAGAAGCTGGGAAAGAGGAGTCACGAAAGCTTTAGAATTCAAAAATAGCTCAACGCCAATGTCAGAAGCTATGGAGTGGGAGAAAATCTTAAAGAATAAGAAGGGTATATTATATGCCAAAAGGGGTGATATGACTCAGACATCTGTTGGCAAGATCAACACGTATCTATCTGAAGAATCGTATCTAATAGGAAAGCATTTGCCTAAGATGAATCGATCAAAACACCGATGATAGTAATTTCTGGATATACACGAAACACGAAATACGAAGAAGAGATTAAGTGTTTAGAAAGTGGTTTAAAGAAATGGAAAATTCCTTATAAATTTTATCCGTATAATGATCGAGGAACGTGGGTAAGAAATACAATGGTAAAGGCAGAGATTGTTCAAAAGGCATTACAAGAAAATCCAGAGAATGAAGATGTTATTTGGATTGATGCCGATGCAGAAATATTTTTAAACCCCGAGTTATTTTTTAGATTAGATGAATTTGATTTCCATATTGGATGTTTTTATAATAAAAAAGAACTGCTAAGCGGTACATTTATATTTCGAAACACACTAGTCACGAAAGAACTTGTAGATGATTGGGCAAATGATAAAGAAATAAATTGGGATCAAAGAAAATTACAAAAATTTGTAGAAGATAAGTATAAATGGCTTTTACTCGGTAAAATTTTAAAATTACCTCCAGAATACATTAAAATAAACCCGAAAGGTAGAGATTTTACTAATTTAAAATGCATTATTGGACATAAACAATTAAGTAGAATAACTGCACCACTTAACAGAGATAGACAACTAAAATGACTTTAGGAGATATATTTAAAAATAAAAACGTTCTTTTAGTTGGAAACGGGGAATCTATAAAAGGAAAAGGTTCTTTAATCGATTCCCACGAATGCGTAGTAAGATTTAACACCTCTCTTGGTATTTTACATAAATTTGATGTAGGCATAAAGGCAGATGTGTGGATCTATGCGCAGGCTCGTCGAAGTGTTTGTGCTAAAATTTGGGAGATGAAAAAGGTAACACCAAAATATGTTATTCGTTATGGTGAATCACCAGTTAATTTTATGAATGGAATACAATATTTAATCCCGCAAAAATATTCGAAAACCGTAAGAGAAACTTTAGGATTACCAAACGGCAAAATGCCATCAACAGGAATAGTAACGTTGCATCTTTTAATTAAAAGCCTCGAACCAAAATCTATTTCAATAATCGGGTTTGACGGACTTCAAACTTCCAATTTTTATACTAAAGATATTGGTCATCACCCGTGCCATGTCGGAGAAATTGAAAGAAATTTTGTCGAAAGTTTGGGAGATAAAATAACTGTGTACAAATGACTCATTTTTTGGTATAATATAGGGTATGAATAACCATTTAACCGATAACTCCATGATCGATTTTAACAACACTCGATTTGTTTTAATAAATAACAAAGATGAGCATATCATTAGTTTAGAGCAAGCACGGCAGTTCGCAAACGACAGAGTCAAATTAACAGAAAACGCAAAAGATGCAATCGAAGAAGCAGACGAACAAGCTTGGTACGATCACTACATTGGACGTGCTGAAGAGCTCTCGCGGCAAAATGCCAAAACCAACGATCCGTTTTAAGGATAGAAAAAAAGAGCAAAATAAAAATGAGTGTCGTAAAAAGAATAATATTTGAGATAGTTTTTATTTTACTGTTGTGCATACTAATGCCATGGCATATTATATGGGGATGCACGCTAATGGTTATTGAGTGTATTAAAGTTTATCCTAATGAAATTTATGAACTTACAAAAAGAATGGTGTATAATAATGAAGAAGATTCTTAAATGTAATTTTGTAAAACATTGGAACCACTATCCAATAAAGGAATTACCAGTTGATGATATTTGGCAATCGGTTCCTATAGTAGACGTTCTTCCTACGATAAATAAGCCCTTTAAAAGAAATTTAATTCATGATATTAAAAATAACGGAATGCATTTTCCTGTCATGTGTGTATATACTACGCGAAGCGTTTTGATAGAAGCTGTAGAACATTTTGAAAACAAAGGTGCAACGATGTCTGGACTTCCATTTTGGCACAACGATATTAATCCTCATGTAAAGAAATTATGGAGTTGCTGGGGAGGTTCACAGCGAATCGATGTTGCACAGCGCTTAGGATTTACACATATTGATTGTGCAGTAATGCCTTCTATAGCAAAAGCAATATCGCACCAAAAAGAAATGAGAAACCCATTTAAATCAAAATATTATGAAAACTAAACTAATAGCAGTAGGAATCGGAGTGTCGTTTATCATGGCGCTATTCGATATTATGGCAGGAATATATGTAGCTGTATTGACAAATACATTTTGCAATTATGTCGTAATATCTCGTCAGAAGAAAGTAACAACAGTTAAAAAGGTTAAGAAACAAAAAGCAATGACAGTTGACGAATTTCGCGAAAGAGAAATGGACGCATATCCACATCGTAAGTACCCACAACTATAATGAATAAACAAAGTAAAAATAAATGTGGTGTATGTTCTCCTATGTATGGTTCAATGACATTTTGGAAGAATAAAGATTTTTGGCAATCGATCCTACTATATATTGGCGGAGGTTTGCTTTTAGTGTTAATGTTAATGGGTTTTGCAAAAACAACAAGTTAAAAATATGAGAATAGGAAAATACTGTTTAGATATAACTGAGTTCGAGCTTAAACCATGGCTAAGAGTAGAACTTGAATATGAAGGCGAAAAAGAAGAAAAAGGATATGTATATGTTCATCGAGGATGGTTGTGGTTTGTATTATCGCATGTAGTATCTTTTGGTTGGAAAGAATTTCAAGGAACTGTCAATAAAATTGTCGACGACAAGGAGAATACTTAATATGATATACAATTACAAGTGCGAAAAATGTGATGACGAATGGGAAGAAATTCATCCAGTTGACGATAGAGACAAGCCATGTAATGAGCTTGTCCGTGCGGTGATAATGGAATTGTCTATCGTCCTATGGTAGCACCAGGTTTGAACTTTGAAGGTTCAGTTGGTAAAATAGTAAAATAGAAAATTTTAATTAATATAAATAACTGCATGAGCGACAACGAACTATTTGATTTTGGCTTTACAGCCGTAGACGAAACAGAGTTAACTTCTTATCAGGAAGCTGAGAAGAAAGTTGAAAGTACCACTGCAGAGGCAGAAAACTTGCAAGCGAAGTGCGATAACTTATATAACGCTATCATACCTCTTTTAAATAATTTGAAAAAGAATCCTGAAAAGGATTACATCCTTTGGCCAAAACGCTTAGATAAAGTAGAGGCTTTTGAAACGCACTTGCAGAATATCTACAAGGCATAATATAAAATAAACCATAACAAAGAAAATAGATCATGATCGTATCAATCCTACTAGTCCTCGGAGGCTTTATCGCGGGTATCTTAGTTGCTCGTAATAACATCGTTAAAGTAAATCGCGCAGTTGAAGATGCTGCCGAACTTTATGAAGCTGCTCAAGCAGAAATTGCTGAACTGAAAACTAAGGTTAAAAAGCCTACAAAGAAAAAGACTCCTACAAAGAAGTCAGTTAAAAAGTAAAATTTTTAAAAACAAAAGCCTCACTTTTAGTGGGGCTTTTTTATGCTTTCACGCCAAGCCTCACGATGGTGTCTTATCCAATCTGTGAGTGCAACATTAAAGCCGACATCTTTGCCGGCTTTTTCTGATATGATCCACTTGTGTTTTAGGATCTCGTTTAATTCCTTTTTATAATACTGATATACAGAACTATTTTCCTTGAAGCTCATCAGCAGTTCTGTGCTTATCAGTAATGTGTCTTTCTTGAATTAAAATTTTAAGCTTCATATTCAAGCGAATCATATCATTATCAAGTGCTTGAATTTGTCTTTTAAGTTTTCCGAGAGAACTACCAGCAGAACTAAGCGCTGGTCTAACTTCTTTAATTACCCATTTCCAAATGTACCAAATGAAGTAACCTGTTAAAAGCAGTGCAATGACAGGAAACCCGAAGGTTTGAATTGTATCTGCCCAAAATGTAAAATCTCTTCCACTCATTTAACTTCCTTACCTTTAAGCTTAGATAGAACACTCATAACAATGCGAGGATTTAAACCAGCACTTGACAACGCTGATTAATGTCACCCCACATATACTTATCTTTATTAGATTCTTCGAGATCTTGTATTTCTCCTTCAAGGACGTTTTTACTTTGTTCAATTAAATCTTTCATATTAGTCGTCTCTACAATCTTCTTTACCTTCACTCGCTGCAATGCGGTCAAGGTTTGGTTCTACATTAAATGCACTTGAAAAAAGAGCATCGATTTTTACGATATCGTTATTCATTACGTCGCACTTGTTTTCAAGTGAAAGTAAAGAGTTTGAAATACCTTTTATTTGATCTGTAACTTGGCTTAAAATAAATTTAAGAATTAAGAAAAGAAATCCTCCAGTAGCTAAAGCCACTGTGATTGGTACTCCAACGGATTGAATAAAATTGAGTATATCGCCAGTCATAGTATTATTTATAATATTTTGCTAAATTATAGCTAGTTTGTTTTCTTATTTTTATAAAACTGTGTTTCTTTTTTTTGTATTTTATTTGCATAATTTCAAATCAACAATATAAATAATATAAAGAATAAAATAAACTATATAAACAATATAAACAATAAAACCTTAAGACTGCGATCAGTCAAATACACAAAACAGAAAAGAAATAATATAAACGATGACCTGGAATACTATACTTCAAAATCCTATTTGGCAATATGATAGCGACCCACCCGATCCAGGAGGAGCGCAAACGGAGCTTTGGCAAACAGGTACAAACGGAGTACGCACAAACGAGAGTGGCGATGAGATTTACATGAATGTGCGTCACAAAACACTTCAAACTACTAGAGCATCTGTGCCAAGTGAAATGAATAAAAGCTTTTGGGATACTATTGCTATTCTTAAATATCCGCAATCTAATAAGGTTAATGATCCTGCAGGGTTTTCAACAACTTGGAGTCCAGAAAGCTTTGGTACAGCCGCAACATCAATAAACACCGTGTATCATGATGTTAGAGTTACTGCTACTGCTGCAGGAAGATCTGGAACTTCAAAGATTACTTTATATAATTCCTCTTCATCACACTTTGTATTAGGAACTTATCGTATAACCTTTGACGTAAAACAACACAGCGGAGAAAGCATAAACAACGTAATTAATAGTACGTCAGATCGAGTTGAGGTAGTGACTCGAGATAGTGACGAAGTTGCAGACGGTTCTGATAAAAATAGATTTGCTGTATCAGAAGGCTTCAACAGTATAGCATCTACTTTATTTGATGATGGATCAACAAGTGGTAAACCTTCAGTAGAATTGGTTTTTCACAAAGACGCAATCTTTGATCTTACTATTTCAAATATGCGTCTAAAGCGTATTGCGTAAATCAGCTATTTGTAATATCTTGCTAAATTGCGGTTAGACCCGTTTCGTATTTCTTCGATTAAAAGAATAAAGACTTCGTCAAATTCGTTGATTGCTTTGTTAAGGTTTTCTATATCTGATTCAAGAGATTCAACTTTATTTTCTAAATCAATTGTTTCTTGAGTTTGTAGATAGAAACACGCAACAACTGTTATTGCGAGAATAAAACAAATAAGTTTTGAAAGCATTAACGTTTGCCTCCAGGAGTGAAGTAGAATCCAACTATTGCTCCCAAAGTGGCGATTGAAACAAGAGAAATGTGTCCCGTCGTGATTGACGTTGTGATGTCTGCTCCACTTGGGAATTTAATGAGTCCCCAAATAAGTGAGATGGCTTCTTTGTTTTCTGGTGGTGTGAATGTGACGAGCTCGACGCTGGGGTAGAGGGTGCAAAGAATGGATATGGTCGCAAAGTTGAGCATCCCGATAAGAGCAATGAGCCTCCGAGTAGCCCGAGTAAATAGGTTTGCTTCAGGATCTGAGGCATTTCCGAATACCGTTTGTTGAAATTTAAGGTCTGCATTTGACATTGCCATGTCTCTTGCCATTTCACGTTTTGCTTTTGCTTCTCTTTCATCACTTATACTTTGTACTAGACCACCGACTATTTTTAACATTGATCCCATGCCGGTAGCTCCAAGGGTTGTTAGTAACATTGTTATTAATCCAAACATATTTCTATTTATAATAGAAAGCATCTTAATTTAACACAAATTAATAGCGTTAAAAATGCCATTAAGTATAAATACATTTAGGTTACTCTTATGGCAGAAAATAAAGACAAGGAAGAATTATCACTCGAAGAAGCAATCAACGCTGTAAAAAGGTTATCTAAACCAGATAGGCCTAATGAGGAGTTTGAGCTTTTAAAAAACGCATCATCGACTCTTTTGAATGAAGTCCAACCTGGATTTGAATTCGAAGAAGACGAAGAAGGTGGATCCTCTGCGACTGAAGAATTAACTAAGCCACCGGGATTTTTAGAACAAATTGGAAGTCAAGCTGCTGCATTAGGACCTGCTGGTCTTATAGCACTTGGTTCTGCAGCATATTTCCAAGTTGACACAGTTGTCGAAGAAACACGAGTAGTTCAACAAGTTGCTGAAGAAAAATGGGAAGAAGTAAAACTCGAACATCCTAATATTAATTGGGATGATCCTCTTGCAGGATTTACAACAATTATTGGTATGGGCGACATCGACATTGATTTAGATCCACCAACACCTCAACCTTCAACTGCGCAGGTTTCAAGCGAAGAAGCTGAAATCGAAGATGAAACTGAAACAGAGGCCGATGAAACTGAAACCGCAGTTGAAAAAACTGAAACCGAATCGAAGGAAGAACAACCTGTAGAGGAAGAAAAAGAAGAGCCTAAGAAAAAGAAAAAGGGTTTCTTCTCAAAACTTTTAGGTGGCGATGATGAAGAAGAGGCCGAAGAGGCCGAAGAAGAATCAGAGCCCGAACCAGAAGCTGAAGCCGAAGAGGCAGAAGCCGAGGAAGAATCTAACGAACGTGAGCCCGAAGCCGAGGAACAGGTTGAAGAAAAACCAAAGAAGAAAAGGAGCTTATTTAGTTTTCTCACAGGCGGAGATGACGATAAGGATGAGCCCGATTCTGATGAACAAGGAGAACCAACACAAGATGGCGACACAATACCAGATGAGCAAACAGAAGAAGAGTCTACTGAGGAGCCTAAGACGGAAACGGCTGAGGCAGAAGTTGACGGAGGCGAACAGGCTACACAACCTGAAACGAACGCCAATACTGCAGAATCGAATGGTATAAAGAAATCGAGTGGTGGTGGTCTCCTTTCGTTATTTGGTATTAATTCAAATGAAGAGGAGGTGGTCGAACAAAGTGAAATATCTACTGATGAAGAACCTGTGATTGAGATTACAGAACCTGAATCAGTTTCGGAGGCCCCACCCATTTCTGAAATTGTAAAAGGCGAAGCAATAGAAATAGAAGTTGAAGCAGCGCCTGAAGTTACCATAGCAGATATAGTAGTCAATGCTGAAGTAGTTATCGACGACATTGAAGTCGATGCAGGAATCGAAATAGCTGATTTAAGTATAGATGACGTAATCGAAGAAACTGTTGTTGAAGCTGAAGAACTTCCAATAGTGTTTACTCCTAACGATGGTGCAATAATTGTTTCTCCATCTGGTCAGCTATATGCAACGCAATTCTAATATAAATAGTTATGATACAATATATAATTCAACAATGTAAAGGAAATTTAATCGAGATAGCAATCGCAACGATCGGTATCTTATCAATGCTAACAATGCTCATACCGAAAGATTCATTCCTTGGAAAAGGCTTAGGCATCTTTGGACAGATCTTTGGATTTATGGGTAAACTAATAGGAAAAAAATAAAATGAAAAAGTGGTTAGGACTTTTATTACTTATTACATCATCATTCGCGTATGCCGACATCATTGGTTTAGGAAAACCGTTTTCAAGCGGTGATTTAATTGGTTATGATCTTCACGTAGAATTTGACTTAACAAAGTACGTTGAAGGTTTTGGCCTATCAGGCAATGAATCAGAAACAAACAAAACGTATTACCAAGAGTTTATTGCGACACCCACCAAAAGTGGCAGTTATCTTTTCGATAATTATGCAAGCAGTTTAATTGGTCTTGAAGGTGCAACCACAGATACACAACTATTAATCTATAATCAAGCACCAACATCTCTTATTATAGATGCACCTTGGGGATTCAACAATGGTCCTGGTACCGGTTTTGTTGGAGGAGTACCAATTACTGATCCAACACAAAGTGAAGGTGAAGGTGGCACACCATCATTTGTTGGTGAACC